AAGGCAGGAACTTGGGCAATAGCGGCCCAAACCAAAAGGAAATCATGGGCGGTAAGGGTAAAGGTAAGGGTAAAACCAATGCCGATATGCTGCCTATGGGTCGTAACTTGGCAAAGATTGCCGCACAGAAACGAGGCTAATCATGGCTACATTCAGCAAAAAGATGATGGGCAAAGAAGTTGGCGATGCCAAGGTCTATGCCAAGCCACACACAATGTCTGGCAAAGAAGTGAAAGCTTCTACCAATCCCGGCAGTGGCCCAGATCACAGCGATGCCGGAACAGTCAATATGGCTGTAGGTAATGTGTATCGTCGCTCACAACCAGAAGCTAAAACATCTGGCATCAAGGTACGTGGTACTGGTGCAGCGACTAAAGGCTTGATGGCAAGAGGCCCAATGGCATGAACTATAGCCAGCTTGTTACCGCAGTAACCGACTACTGCGAAAACACTTTCCCAACCACTGACATGGATACATTTATCCGTCAGGCGGAGCAACGCATCTATAACACGGTGCAGATTGCTAACTTGCGAAAGAATGTGACAGGCACTTTGACGACCGGCAATAAGTACCTTTCGTGCCCAACAGATTTTCTGTCTACATACAGTCTTGCGCTTTATCCTTACAACACCACGACTGCAACTGGTGTGTCTGGTCAGCGCACAATTGTTGTAGCAAGCACCACAGGCATTGCCAAAGGTCAACAAGTTACCGGGACTAACATTGGAACCAATGCTTTAGTTCGTAGCATCTCAGGGACTACGGTCACCTTAACCGAGGTCAACACCGGCACGGTTAACACCACTGTTACGTTCCAAGGCGACTATTTGTACCTGTTAAACAAGGACGTGAACTTCATCCGTGAAGCTTATCCTTTGACGGCAACAACATCAGAGCCTAGGCACTACGCCATCTTTGGCCCACAATCCGCAGATGTTAACGAGTTGACGTTCATTGTTGGCCCTACACCAAGCGCTGCGTACAAAGCTGAATTGCATTATTACTACTACCCAGACTCTATTGTCACCGCCACTAATACATGGCTGGGCGATAACTTTGATTCTGTTTTGTTGTACGGCACGATCTGCGAGGCGTTTGTTTATATGCGCCAAGAAGCAGATATGATGAAAGTTGCTCAAGATCGCTATGTTCAGGCAATTGCACTCCTCAAGAACTTGGGTGACGGCAAACAGCGTGCTGACGCTTATCGTGATGGTCAGATTAGGGTTCCTGTAGCATGAGTATTCTTCAAACCCAGACGACCAGCTTTAAGACAGAGCTATACACGGCAGTCCACAACTTATCCACGGATACGTTAAAGATTGCCCTGTACACGGCCAGTGCTGATTTAAACGAGGCAACCACCGTTTACACGACAGTGGGCGAGGTTACAGGCACAGGATACGTTGCAGGCGGGGTGGCCTTGACAGGCGTGACCATTAGCTCGTCTGGCTATACAGCCTATGTAGATTTTGCGGATGTTGTTTTTAACGCATCAGTGACGGCTCGTTGTGCTTTAATCTACAACGTGACTCAAGGTAACAAATCTATTGCGGTGCTGGACTTTGGTTCTGACAAGACATCCACCAATTTCACTATTACGATGCCTGCTAATACAGCGACGGCAGCTTTAATAAGGTCATCAAACTAATGTTTTCAGCAACATCATCAGGCGATATTGGCGATGTGATGGTTCACACTGTGAGCCATCGTGGATTCACGCCAGAAGAACTTGCAGAGCAAGCCCTGAATAAAATCATTTATGTTGGGGATCAGTCCCATCCGGCCATTCGCGATCAGGCTCAAGCCTTCCGTGAACACATCCGTGGTGTGTTGGTGTTCTACATGAAACGCGCAATTGAGTCTAATAATACGACTCTGGCTAACAAACTCCGCGAAGCGGGGCATTCTGAACTTGTAACTCTCTTGGAGAAATAACATGGCAATTACTATCACCACGGCGATGCCGACTTCATTCAAGGTCGAAATCCTTAAGGCCGTTCACAACTTTACGGCCAGCACAGGTAACACATTCAAGATTGCCTTGTTTGTATCCACTGCTGCTGGCTCTGGCACGTTTGGCGCGGCCACGACTAACTACTCCAATATGGGCGCAGATCAGTTGCCAACCGCAACGGGTTATACGCAGACTGGTAACACATTGACTTCAGTGACTCCTGTGTCTGACGGTACAACTGCTATCTGTGACTTTGCAGACACTACATGGTCTTCTGCTACGTTCACTACCAGCGGCGCATTGATTTATAACTCCACGGCTTCTGGTGCAGCTTGCGCGGTACTGAGTTTTGGCGGTGACCAGCAAGTAAGTTCTGGTGACTTCACGATTCAGTTCCCTACAGCCGCTGCCGCTACTGCGATTATTCGTATTGCGTAAGCGGGTTTAAGTGAGCGGATGGGGCGAACTTCCTTGGGGCTATAACGGTTGGGGCGGTGTCCCGGTTGTAGTCCCCCTTGACGGCTGGGGTAGTCAGGGCTGGGGTGTTTCTCCTTGGGGTGCTGGCAGTATCTCTGTACAGGGTACAGGTGCTGTTGGGACAGTTGGGATTTCAGTATCGGTTACGTTTGTACCTACAGGCGTTTCTGCTACAGGTGCGGTTGGTACAGCCCTGCCAAAAGTTAACTTTACGCTTACGGGCGTGGTGGCTAACGGCTCGATTGGTGATGTAAAGGCTTCGGTCGTTTACACGCCAGCAGGTGTGCAGGGTGTTGGACAGATTGGTAACTTTGATGTCAATGTAGATGATTACATCATCCCGATTGGTATTGAAGGTGTAGGCGCAATTGGTACGCCAATTCTTCGGATTGGTAAGTCCATTTCGGTTACTGGAGTGCAAGGTACAGGCGCTGTAGGTACTACAGTTCCGTATGTGCAATTCACGCCTGCTGGTGTATTGGGTACGGGTAATGTTGGTAGCGTTCAAATAAATGTGAGCGAAACCATCATCCCAACGGGCATTGAAGGTATTGGTTCTGTTGGTAGCGTAACGCTTGTCTATAACGGCGGAGCAACACCAACAGGTGTGGTGGGTACGGGTAGCGTTGGTACTGCAATTGCGAATGTTATAAAAACAATTCAAAACGGCGTATCCGCTACTGGACAGGTAGGCACAGTTTCAGTTAAAGTTAGTGACACTGTAATCCCAGTTGGGGTGCAAGGTACTGGACAAATTGGAACTGTTTTAATTCGGGGGTGGACAGTGATTGATGATTCGCAGACACCAAGTTGGGGCAATGTGGACACTACACAAAACCCCGGATGGACAGATATTCCAACATAGGAGTTTTAAATGACTACGCAAGCAACGTCACTATTGGGTCTTGCCCTGCCAGTTACCGGCGAGTTGTCCGGTACTTGGGGTGATACCGTTAATACCGCAATTACATCGCTACTTGATAGTGCGGTTGCCGGTACAACAACTCTCAGTACTGACGCAGATGTCACGCTGACAACCACCACACTTGCGGCTAACCAAGCCCGTCAAGCAATCCTGCTCTGGACGGCCAGCAATGGCGCTACAACCCGCAACATCACAGCCCCAGCGCAGAGTAAAGCCTACGCTGTCATTAACGCTGGTACAGGCTCTATTGTCCTGCGCGGTGCTGGCCCTACGACTGGTGTGACGATTGTTTCTGGTGAGAAGTGCCTCGCAGCATGGAACGGCTCTGACTTTGTTAAGGTTGCGTCCAGCGTTATCCCAGCATCTGGTTTGACTGGTACTGTGGCAATCGCCAATGGCGGTACAGGACAGACTACAGCGACAGCAGCGTTTGATGCGCTGGCTCCTACAACAACTCAAGGCGATACAATGTACTATAACGGTACAGATGTTGTGCGTTTGCCCAAGGGTACTGCTGGTCAAGCGTTAGTTGTAAATAGCGGCGCTACAGCACCCGAATGGGGTTCTGCTGGTATCACAACAGGTAAGGCCATTGCGATGGCAATGATCTTCGGTTAATTTTAGGAGCACTAAATGGCAAATCCAAATATTGTTGCAGTAACGTCAATCTACGGCAACACCTCTACCCTATTGATTTCATCCACGGCTGACCCGTTTGCTACTGCGTTGGTAAACAATGCTGCGGCATCAGGTAAAGTTTACAAGATCAATTCAATTGTTGCGGCCAACGTTGACGGCAGTGCTGCTGCTGACATTACCATTAAGATTTTCTCTCAAGACGATCTAGGCGGCACAGGTACTGCGATTGCATCAACAATTTCTATACCACCTGACGCATCTTTAATTGTGACGGATAAGACAACAAGTTTTTACTTGTTAGAAGACAAGTCAATCGGTGCTACTGCAAGCGCGGCAAACGATATTGTCGTTACCTGCTCTTGGGAAGAAATCAATTAACAGGAGACTTCCATGTCTCAAAGATATACGGGCGGGATTCTCTCAGCCGGTTTAAACGGCATTAACTACCCTGTCAAGACTGTGGAATACCTTGTCGTGGCTGGCGGGGGTGGGGGTGGCTCTAGGTTTGCTGGAGGTGGCGGTGCTGGTGGATTACTAACTGCAACTGGATATGCTGTAACTATTGGT